ACTTAAGTCTAAGGTAGCCGTCGTCGTCAACGCCGACAACAAGGCGATCCCGCCCCAAGGCACCACCATCGACATGGCCCAGATCAGGGAAAGCCTGAGCGATCAGATTGGCAAGGTCGAGAAGGAAAGCGCCCTTGCCCGTGCCGCCATGACGCTGGACCGCGAACGCTCAATGGCAGCCATTGAGAAGAGCCGCATGGACATGGTGGCTGACGCCGCTGCTGCCAGAGCGGCCATCCGGTTTGACACAGCACAACTGATCGCGGCGCTTGATAAGCGCATCACGCTGCTTGAGAAGGGGAAATAAAATGGACTTATTGAAGCAATTTGGCCCCCTACTTGGTCAATTGGCCCCGTCCATCGCCACGGCGCTGGGGGGCCCGCTGGCTGGCGTTGCCGTCAAGACCCTGTCCAGCGCCCTCTTTGGGCATGAGGACGGCACCGAGGAGCAGATCTCCGAGGCCATGGCGTCCGCCACGCCTGATCAGCTCGCCGCTATCAAGAAGATCGACGCCGACTTCAAGGTGCAGATGAAGTCCCTCGACATCGACCTTGAGCGCATTGCCGCCGGTGACCGCGACAGCGCCCGGCAGATGCAACGTGAGACGAAGGACTGGACGCCAAAGGCCCTTGCCTTCTTCATCACGTTCGGGTTCTTCGGTGCGTTGATCTGGATCATGGTGTTCGGCATCCCGCAGACGGGAACCGAGGTTCTTCTGATGATGCTCGGCTCACTCAGCACCTCATGGACCGGCGTCGTCCAGTTCTATTACGGCTCGTCCGCAGGCTCCAAAGCCAAGAATGACCTCCTTTCTGCAAAGGACAAGTGAAATGAAAGAGAACTGGGACAATTGCTTTGCGATGGTGCTGAAGCACGAAGGGGGCTTTGTGAACCATCCAAAAGATCCGGGCGGAATGACAAACCTAGGCGTTACAAAAAAGAATTGGGAAGCCTATTTGGGACGTGAGGTGACTGAAGTTGAAATGCGTGCTTTGACACCTAACGATGTCAAACCGTTTTATAAAAAGAATTACTGGGACAAAATTAAAGCGGACGATCTACCCTCCGGGGTTGACTACGCCGCTTACGATCTGGCCGTGAACTCCGGCACTGGTCGGGCGGCAAAGTACCTTCAACAGATTGCCGGGGTTACGGCTGACGGAGTGATTGGCCCCAAATCACTTGAGGCGGTCCAAAAATGCGATGCCGAAGATACGGTGGATGAGATCTGCAACATGCGGATGGACTTCCTCAAGGGCCTCGGAACCTTCGAAACTTTCGGAAAGGGTTGGACCATTCGCGTCAACGACGTGAGGGCCAAGGCGACGGAGATGGCGTAAACTGCCCGGCAATGATATAAAGGGCGGATCACGGGGTTAGTCATGACCACAGGCCTCACATATTCGCAGTACGTCACCCAAATCGCCACGATGGCCGTCGTGGCGGAGACTGATGCCGCGTTCGTCACGATCTTGCCCCAGATGATCACCTACGCCGAGAACCGGATGTACCGTGACATCGACTTCATGTTTACCTCCACGTCCCTGCACGGCGCCAGCTTCGTCCTGACTGCTGGAAGTAGGAACCTGTCCTTCAACATCAACTTGGCGTCAAATTCGGATGCGCAGGCCGGGACCTTCGTTGTCAGCGAGCAGATCAATCTCTTGACGGGGCCGCCAGTTCTGAATGTTACAGCCGCCTCTGGCAACGGCACTACAGCCACTCTCACATATTCCAGCACCTACGCGTTCTCCGCCGGGCAGACGATCACTGTGGCTGGGATGGTCCCCGCCGGGTACAATGGGACTTACACCGTAACCAGCTCGTCGGCGGGGTCTGTGTCATACGCCAGCACAACCACTGGGAGCATGACCACCGCCGGAACAATTGACGGAAGCAGCAACGCATCCACCACCAATAACCCCGACTTGTGCGCCCGCATCCCCCTCCTTCCCACGTCGAAGGAGTTCCTTGACGCTGTCTACGGGTCATCTTTTACCGCCAATCGCGGCCAGCCCCAGTACTTCGTGCCCTTTAATGAGACGATCTTCTTCGTTGGCCCAGTGCCAGATCAGGCCTACCCGGTCGAGGTCGTCGGCACTTACCGCCCCAACAGCCTGTCCGCGACGAACACCTCTACGTTCATCAGCCTCTACTTGCCGGACGTGTTCATCATGGCCTCGATGATCTACATTTCTGCGTACCAGCGCAACTTTGGGCGCCTAAATGACGACCCGCAGATGGCCATCACCTACGAGAGCCAGTATCAGGCCCTCCTCAAGAGCGCCATCGTCGAGGAGGCCCGCAAAAAGTTTGACGCCGCCGGGTGGTCCTCGCAGAGCCCCGCCACCGTCGCCACGCCGACGAGGGGGTAACCCATGCCCCACAGCGCACTCAAACTCATGCCGGGCGTCGATCAAAACAAGACGCCCGCCCTCAATGAGGCGGCCATCTCCGAGAGCCAGCTCATCCGGTTCATTCCCGACCGGACTCTTGGTGGCTTGGTGCAGAAGTTGGGTGGGTGGACAAAGTTCTACGCGGGTCAGATTGGCTCCACTGTCCGAGCACTCTGGGCGTGGGAGGACACCAATGCCAACTCGTACTTGGGCGTGGGGGCGGACGGCGTCCAGCCGATTTCTGTTACTGGCGCCAGCTCGACTACTGCGGGTGGCCTCACAGTCACCGCCGCGTCCGGCACGGGCACAACCGCCACACTCACTTACTCGGGCGGCTACACGTTCCTCGTCGGCAGCACAATTACCGTCTCGGGCATGACGCCCAGCGGCTATAACGGAACCTATACCGTAACAGCCTCGGGGACCGGCACCGTCTCTTACGCCAGCGCCACTACGGGCGCCATGACTGTTGCGGGCAAAATTGGTGCTACCGCCACGCTCACCTTCACCAACACCTTCATCTTTACGGTTGGCAAGAGCATCACGGTCAGCGGCGTAACCCCCAGCGGGTACAACGGCACCTTCACGATCACCGCCGCCACTTCAACCAGTGTTTCCTATTATGTGACCTCGACGCCCGGTGCATATGTCTCGGGTGGATTAATCACGGGCGGTGGAAATTCGCTCGGGATCATCATCTCAGGCGGCAGCCAAGACATCACGCCGGAGAAGACAACGGTCAATGTCGCGGTCAATTTCAGCACGACTTCCGGCAGCAACGCTGTTGTTATTGTTGATGCTGGGCGCAACACGAATAGCTACTATGTTGTTGATATACAAACTCAAGTCAGCATCGGCGGCATTGTCCTTTTTGGGCAATACGCCGTTAGCAACCCAAGTTTGAATGCGAACCAGTACACGATCTATGCGGGCGATCTGGCCACCTCAACGGTGTCCAATGCTGGCGCTGTGCCGGTGTACACTACGGCTAACGGGACAAGTCCCGTCAACGTGCTGCTCAACAATCACGGGTATCTTGCGGGGGATACTTACACGGCGTTAATTGCGACTACCGTTGGTGGCATCACGATCAAAGGAAATTACACCATCACATCCGTTTCCGATGCGAACAACTTTGCCATTGCTGGCAGCGTCACGGCAACTTCAACTGCGACAGGCTCAGAGAATAGCGGGCAAGTTCGTTTTATCTACTACAATGGCGTAGGCCCTTCGCCTCCGGGTCTTGGCTACGGGTCTTCTGGATACGGCTTCTACGGGTATGGCGGCTACGTTCCCCCGCAGTATCGAGGCGTCCCCATCAATGCGACGGATTGGACTTTAGACAATTGGGGTTCAATTCTTATCGCTAATCCGCTTAATGGCCCAATTTACCAATGGAACCCAACTTTAGGGACTGCGGTTGCGAACATCATCGTCGCCGCGCCCCCAGTCAATCAGGGCGTGTTTGTCGCCATGCCCCAGCGCCAGATTGTGGCTTGGGGCTCAACATTTACGGGCATTGGCGACCCACTCCTGATCCGCTGGTGTGACGTTAACAACTACGACGACTGGGACGCCACCCTCACAAATCAAGCTGGCAGCTACCGCATTCCCAAGGGCTCGCGCATCGTTCAGGGTATTCAGGGGCCGCAGCAGGGGCTTCTCTGGACTGATCTGGGCATCTGGGCGATGCAGTATGTGGGCCTACCTTACGTCTACCAATTCAACGAACTTGGCACGGGATGCGGCCTCATCGGTCGCAAGGCCGCCGGGTCCATGAATGGCGTCGTCTACTGGATGGGCCAGAGCCAGTTTTACCGGCTCGCTGGCAACGGCGTCGAGCCCATTAAGTGCCCGGTCTGGGACGTTGTGTTTCAAGACTTGGACACGACCAACCTTGACCGCATCAGAATTGCCCCCAACTCCCGCTTTGGCGAGATCACTTGGTACTTTCCCACCTACGGGAATGGCGGGGAAAACGAGGGATACGTCAAATAGAATATCACCTTGGACCAGTGGGACTACGGGTCCAACTCTGCCGCCAATCCATATGTGTCGCGCTCGGCGTGGATCAATGAGTCAGTGCTTGGGCCGCCCATTGGCGCCGGGCTGAACCAGTACCTGTACCAGCACGAGACTTCCAAGGACGCCGACGGCGTGGCCATGAACTCCTACTTCCAGACGGGCTACTTCGCCCTGACGGAGGCGGACGTGAAGAGCTTCATTGATCAGGTCTGGCCCGACATGAAGTGGGGCTACTTTGACGGGACGCAGGGTGCCAACGTCCTGCTGACCTTCTACATCACGGACTTCCCCGGCACGGCGCCCGTCGCCTTTGGACCCTACACGCTGACGCAGGCGACGACGTTCATCACGCCCCGCTTCCGTGGCCGCTTGGTGGCGATCCGCATCGAGAGCAACGACATCGGGTCGTGGTGGAGACTTGGTAACATTCGCTACCGCATACAGCAAGACGGAAAATTCTGATGGCTGCATCGCTCGATGATATTCTCACTACCCAGAAGAATGGCGTCGTCGCCATCAACGGCCTGAACCAGACGCTCAGGCTGATTGAGGCTGACCTGCCGTGCATCTGCACCAACTTGGCGCTCCTCGTCACTGCCATCAATGGCGTGGCTGGCAACACATACCCGTCAACCGTCAGCGCGACCATTGCCGCCTCCACGACGACGCTCTTGGTTGCTGGAACGGGCAAGCTGTTCAGCGTGTCAATTCCGGTCCATGCGGGATCCGCGCAGGTCTACGTCTATGACTCGGCGACCACTGGCGGGATAGCCGCCACAAATCTGATCTATGCGTCTCTGCCGTCCAATGCGGCCTCCTTCACGCCGTATCAGGATGTGAAGCTGCCGTATAAGAACGGCCTAGTCCTAAAGACTGACGCCGGGATGAACTTCTGCGTCGGCTACACGCCAAATCCATGAGGACGCCATGCCACTGAAAAAGGGTTCCTCGCAGAAAACGATCAGTTCCAACATTGGGGAATTGGTCAATTCAGGCCGGGGGCAAAAGCAGGCCGTCGCCATAGCCCTAAACACCGCCCGCCACGCCAAGGCGGAGGGCGGCCCCATGCAGCGCGCCGCGCCCGCTGGCGCCTCTGACGGCGTCCACCTCGGGCCCATCCACAGCCCCGTGGCCGGTCGCACGGACCACCTGCCCATGCACGTCCCCTCGGGCTCCTACGTCATCCCCGCCGACATCGTGTCCTCGCTGGGCGAGGGCAACACCATGGCGGGCTACCGGGCCGTCAAGATGATGTTCCGGGAGGCCCCGAAGGGCGCCTACGCGGCTGGCGGGGGCGTTGGGGAACCCGTTCCTATTGTCGCAGCCGGTGGAGAATATGTTCTTTCCCCAGACGAAGTGATCTGGGCGGGTAAGGGTGACCTTGACGCGGGGCACCGCGCCCTCGACAACTGGATTACGGGGACGCGCAAGGAACTGATCAAGACGCTCCAGAAACTCCCCGGGCCAAAGAAGGATTGAGGGGGATCTCAATGTCTGATGAACTGAAAGTATGGGTCGGCACACTTGAAGACGTAGACGTAATGATGGAGCTGGCGATAGCGGGCTGCTATGAGAACAGCTTCGTGAGGCCCAACCATGAGCGCCTCCTGCGCGAGATTTGGCCTGCCCTGAGCCGCGAGAATGGCATCGTCGGCTTCGTGGGCGTCCCCGGCGAGAAGCCGCAGGGGGCGATTCTTTTGAGAATTTGCCATGTGTGGTATAGTGACGACGAGATACTAGAGGAGCGCGCCGTCTTCATTCACCCTGATTTCAGGGCAGCGAAGGGGGGCCGCGCTCGCAAGTTGTGCGAATTTAGCAAGCAGGTCTCGGATGAACTTGGAATACCGCTCACCATCGGTGTCATGTCCAGCCAGCGGACGGCGGGCAAGGTCCGCATGTACGAGCGCATTTTCGGGCCACCATCAGGGGCTTATTTCCTTTACGGAACCCGCACCGGCACTTGGAAACAGGCCGCCGAGTAACGCTATGAAGAGCCGGAGCGCCGCCAAATGAGCAATGTTTTTGTCTTCAGGCGGCCTCCCCACGGCGTCATCACTGAGTATTTTGGCGGCGGCAAGGGCGGCTCCAGCACGACGACCAACAATGTGACGCAAATCCCGCCGGAGGTTCTGGCGCGGTATAATGCCGTCAACGCCCGCGCCGAGGCCGTCGCCCAGCAGCCATATCAGGCCTACAGCAATGACCCCAACGCCTTCGTTGCGCCCCTAAACGCCACGCAGCAGGCGGGCATTCAGAATACCAACATCATGGCGGGGGCGGCGCAGCCCTATTACCAGTCTGCTACACAGCAACTCATGCAGGCGCAGGCGGGGGCCCAGCCCGGCATCAATGCCGCCTATACCAATGTCGCCAATGCGCAAAATGTCGGCAATCAATTCGCTAATATTGCGGGCCAGCAATATGGGCAGGCTCAGAATGTCGGCAATCAATTCGCTAATATTGCGGGCCAGCAATATGGGCAGGCTCAGAATGTTGGCAATCAATTGGCAAATGTTGCTGGGCAACAATATGGACAGGCCCAGAATGTTGGCAATCAATTAGCTAATGTCGCGGGCCAACAATATGGGCAGGCCCAAAATGTCGGCAATCAATTTGCTAATATCGCGGGCCAACAATATGGGCAGGCTCAGAATGTTGGCCAAAATTATCTCAATGCCGCCACAATGGCTAATCTTGCCGGTGGCATGGCCGTAGATCCTGCCGCGCTTCAAGTTGGCCGGTATATGAACCCATTTACGCAGAGCGTTGTGGGTGCCACTCAGGCCGCAATGAACCAGCAGCAAGGGCAGCAACTTGCCCAGCAGCAAGCCGAAGCCATTCGTGGCGGGGCTTTTGGCGGCGAGCGGGCGGGTCTACAGCGCGGCCAGTTGAGGGGTCAGCAGAGCTTGGCGCAAGCGCAGGCCATCGCGCCCCTGTATCAGCAAGGCTATCAGCAGGCGCTCCAGACTGCCCAGCAGCAGCAAGGCGTGGGCCTTGGCGCGCAGCAGGCCAATCGTCAGGCCCTCCAGCAAATGGCCCAGAATTTGGGCATGCTTGGGCAGCAGGGCTATGGCCAGAATCTCGGCATTGGCCAAGCCTATCAAGGTCTCGGCCAGCAGCAATATGGTCAGGGCCTTGGCCTCGGTCAGGCCTATCAGGGCCTCGGCCAGCAACAATATGGCCAGAATCTTGGCATTGGCCAAGCCTATCAAGGTCTTGGTCAGCAACAGTATGGTCAGGGACTTGGCCTCGGTCAGGCCTATCAAGGTCTCGGCCAACAACAATATGGTCAGGGCCTTGGCCTCGGTCAGGCCTATCAGGGCCTCGGCCAGCAGCAATATGGTCAGGGCATGACTGCGGCCCAGCAGCAGGCGGCATTGGCCCAGCAGGGTTACGGCATGGGCGCCAACACGTCGACCCTCCTCGGCAGCATTGGCACGAATGCCCAGCAAGCGGGGCTTGCGGGCGCTCAGGCGCAGATGCAGGCGGGTCAGGCCCAGCAGCAGACGCAGCAGGCGGGCTTGCAGGCTATGTATAACCAGTTCCTCCAGCAGCAGGGTTTCCCCTACCAGCAGGCGCAGTTCTTGGCGAACATCGCCACCGGAACGGGCGCCCTGTCGGGCAACGCCTCAAGCGGCACCTCCACCACCACTGGCGGCGGCGGCTTCTTCTCGGACGAGCGCCTGAAGGAGAACATCAAGAAGGTCGGCGAGACCAACGACGGGCAACCAATCTACCGCTACAACTACAAGGGCGATGGCCGCACCCAGATCGGCCTCTTGGCGCAGGACGTTGAGAAGGACCACCCCGAGGCCGTGGGCTTGGCGGGTGGCTACAAGACCGTGGACTACAAGAAGGCCACCGAGGACGCGGTCCACAAGGCGGAGGGCGGCGCGGCGACTGATGCCTACGCCATAAATCCGTCTGCTGGGAACAGCCAGATGCTTCAGGAGAACTCCGGCAAGGGCCTCGGGGTCATACCCAGTCTGCCGCAGATGATCACTGGCCCGCAGCGCATCGAGGCTGG